CTACGACGGATACTTCAAAATGTTTGAGGTTTGACAAAAACTCCTGAAAGAAGGACTATAGGTGTATGCCATCTAAGAAAGACCCAAGATTAGTGAGAGCTGGTGTGGCTGGATATAATAAGCCCAAGCGCACACCCAAGCACCCCAAGAAGAGTCATATCGTGGTGGCCAAAGAGGGAGACAAAGTAAAAACTATACGGTTTGGGCAGCAGGGAGTAAAGACCAATCAAACTGCGGGGCAGCGGAGAGCCTTCAAATCTCGCCATGCCAAGAACATTAAAAAAGGAAAAATGTCAGCCGCCTACTGGGCTGATAAAGTTAAGTGGAGTCCCAGCAAGACTAAATCCAACTCCCCTAAATGGAAGAAAGGGTCATGAGTAAAGCCAAACCAACAAACCCCAAACTGTGGTCACGAGTAAAATCGCAAGCCAAGAAGAAGTTCAAGGTCTACCCCTCTGCCTATGCTAACGCGTGGGCTTCCAAGCTGTACAAGTCTAAGGGAGGTAAGTGGTCTGGGGGCAACAACAAGGTGAAGTAGTATGGCTGACAAATCAAAGAAGAGAGGTGGTCTTGGAAAATGGTTCGCCGAACAGTGGACCGATGTTAAGACTGGAAAAGCTTGTGGTAGGAAATCAGCCAAGGGTGGAAGCAAGAGGCCCTATCCAGCTTGTCGCCCTAAAGCTGTAGCATCTAAAATCTCTAAACAGGAAGCCCGCAAGAAGACGGGACCTAAGCGCGTGAAGTGGTCGACGACCGCGAGCGGACGCAAGAGAAAATAATTTATCTGCTCTTCCAGAGCAGTATTTACCCTTCAGGGTTGGTGTTTTTAAGCCTGTCACAAGTGTACTGGGCGATGAGCACTGCATCGACGATCCCATCATGAGGAGTTCTGCATCGTTCGTTTGCCAACCACTTTTCTTCTGGCCAGCATTTTCTGGCTTTTGCCAGTGCTGCTTTTTTGGTCATCCCTCTTGGCACACGCCCCAGCATTTTTCGCTGCCACTCACTCACCCCCACTGCGATAAAGTCCCAGTGCGGTTGAAGCATAATCATGGATCGGACTCCCCCATAGTTGTTCCACATCGAGGGAGTAGAAGAGATTAGCCGTTTAAGGGGTTCCTCCACGGCGAACGACACATGGTTCGGGGTAAAGGATTCAATGCGTTCACACAGAGCCACCACGTCTACTTCATTGACTCCACGAGCGTCAGTCGTAGGGTTCGCGAAGTAACTCAGTATGGACCCATCCTCCCGCAGGACACAAGTCCCGCCAGAGTTCCCATTATCATGGCCGACTATCAGGTTTCGTGGATTCATAGACTGCCCATTTTAAGTGCTCAATGAAAGTTTCATCGGAGAGAAATTCAACTAAAGTGTCTGCTGATTTGGGGGTGTTGTATGCGAACACGTCCACGTCGTCTTTGCCACGAACAGTCATCAGCAGGAAAGGCCAGTCCCCCTCTCGCATCGAGTCCAGAGCAGCACCAATCCCATCTTGAGATCCCCCAGCAAAGTCCATCTTATCACTCATCTTTGGGATCTACGTCTATGGTTACGCCCTTGGGTGGTGTGGCTTTGTGATTGTTTAGGAGGTTAATATCAATTTGCAGAGTGCTGCTGCCACCCCCTCCCGCTCCTTTAGGATTGATGCCCAAGTTTCGGCGAGCTATCTGATCCAGTCGATCTAGCTCGGCGATGGTTCTCGGTGGGCGGATACCATTAAAGTTGTCGCGGATCATCTGAATCACCTTGCTCGCAGCGAAGGCTTGATACTGATCCGCAGGGGTAGACTGTTGTTTGGACATTTCCAGCAACGCCTCATCCTCTTCGGTGCGAGAGTCGATGAACTCGTGTGGAACATCCTCCACAAGAGAGTCCCCTGTCTGGTCGAGTTCCTTTTCAGCAAGTGAAGCATCCTCTTGTTCTTCTTGGAGCTTACGTAGCTTGTTGGGGTCTGGCTCATCCTTAACCCACTTACCTATCGTGACTCGACTGCGCCCGAGCTTCTCTGCAATCTTCGCGCGACTTACGCCTTGGGCAAACAGCTCCTTAGCGTACTTCATTTCCTTCGCTTTTTGCTGTTGCCGCAGCCGTTGTTTGGCGCGGGCGGACATCTCTTTCGTCATCTTGGGTTTCAACTCTTCTGCGTCCGCTTTGGCGTCGAGCTTCTTACTGGGCATAAGCCATACTGACTCACCCCACTATGTCTTGTCAATCGTTTCTCCCTCAAGTAATGTTGAAACATGCCGCGACGTACGCAATCTACCACGAAGGCTGACCGCAACATTCTGGAGCCTCGTTTGGATCCCAAGACTCAAGAGATGGATGTTGGGGGTTTTATGATTCCAGCGACCAACACTCTGTCGGCTTTGCTGTGGGGTTTTGCGAACCACCCAAACCCCTCGGCAAAAGAATACTATTTCTGGAGATGTGCCGACATGCTTTGGAACCACGCCGACCTACCAGAAAAAATGTTCGAGCGACATGAGTGGGCGGAACGAATTGTGAGGGAGTGTATTCGCGAGAAGTATCTTGCTATTGGTGGTTCTGCTTCGTCTGGTAAGTCTCATGCTATGGCGGGTTATGGCATCCTCCGCTGGCTCGCACAGCCGCGAGACACTCTAGTCATCTTCACTTCAACCACCCTCTCCGAAGCACGGAAGCGTGTGTGGGGTTCGGTCATTAAGTTGCTTTCGGTCATCGACGGCGCACCCATCAATGTGCGGGATTCCATTGGTCAAGCCAACTACGTCAATGAAAAGGGAAAGACCTTCGACACCGCGGGACTGGTTCTTCTCGCTGCGGAAAAACGTCGCACTAAGGAAGCTACGGGCAAGTTCATTGGCCTCAAGCAAAAGACTGTGATCCTAATGGGAGATGAGCTTACTGAACTGTCTCCTGCCATCACTACCTCCGCGCTGTCCAACTTGAGTAAGAACCCAGTGTTTGAGTACAAAGCAGCATCCAACCCAAGCGGTTTGTTTGATGCCTTCGGGGACTGGTCTACTCCGAAAGAAGGCTGGGAGTCCGTTGATCTTGAGACCGCGGATGAATGGCGTACGAAGTATGGAGGTAAGTATATCCGACTCGACGGGGAGCGGAGCCCAAACATCACACTGGGCAGGACGAAGTATGAGTATCTCCCCACCCAAGAGAAACTGGAGGAGGATCGCGAACTGTTGGGAGAGAAGTCTCGCTCGTACTACCGAATGGTTCGAGCCGTGTTCTTCACTTCGGATGAAGAGCAGGGGATCTACACGGAAGCTGAAATGATAAAGTCTCACGCGATGGAGGACGTGAAGTTCCGTGGACCCACCGAAATCATTGCGGGGGTCGACCCTGCCTTCACCAATGGTGGTGACAGAACTGTGATGTACACACTTCGCGTTGGCTACTTTGAGAATGGACAATATGGTGTGAAGTTCGAGGACTACCACCAACTCAATGATGATGCTTCCAACAAAGCTGTTCCGCGCACCTACCAGATCGTACATCAGATCATCGACAAATGTAAGAAGCTCAAGATTAAGCCCGACAACCTCGCCGTCGATGCAACTGGAGCAGGAGCTCCATTCTGTGATGTGTTGGCGGGAGAGTGGTCGGATCAGTTTCTGAGAGTGCAATTCGGCGGTAAGCCTTCAGACAAGAGGGTCAGTATGAACTCGCAACGCACGGGCGAAGAACTCTACGTAAACCGTGTATCCGAACTCTGGTTCGTGGGTAAAGAGTTCATGAGGACGCAACAGCTTCGCGGGATTGGCCCCGACTTGGCGAAAGAACTAACTAGCCGCGAGTATGAGCTGACGAAGTCTACCAACAACCTAAAGGTGAAGATTGAAACTAAGCCCGACCTCAAGGCGAGACTAGGAAAATCTCCCGACTTGGCGGACGCCGCTATGGTTGCACTCGATTGCGCTCGCCAAAGGCACGGACTGGTAGCGATTGAGCCGCCCAAGAAGGATGACGTTCCACTCATATTTCGACGCGCGAGAACCATGAAGGATCTCGATGTGGTTGCTCAATCGACACAAACCCATCCAATCTGAGATCAATATTGTCCATAGAAATAAAGAGTAACTGAAGCTAACAAGAGTCTGAAAAGTTTTTGAAACCCCTGTTATCCTTTGTTACTCATATTACTCAAAAAGAAAATTACTATGAGAGTAACTGAGTAACAGAGAATAACAGACTTATAGAAAAGTTTTTATATACCTATGGTTACTCTCAATGCTCATGTAACTACATTGTAAGCTGTATGTATTTTGTATTCACTTCCTGCATGTTCCCGCGCCCGCGACCACTCCGAGAGATAGCGAGACCCGTTATCCTGTATCCTGTATCTTCACTCATGATACATGATGCAGGATACAGGCTTGATTTTTCTTGTAATTAACTGCATTCTTCTCTCACCCCATATTTTT